ATGTAATTCATTGCCGAACTGGCAAGCGAAGCTGCACCTGAATACGGCGCGGCTGCTTCGGACGCTGCATACAAATCTTTTAGCCCTGCCATCCCACGCGTTGTAGCAGATTTAACGCCCGCACCTAGTGTGCTCATCGTGCTCGGCGGTGCAGTCACCCCTTGTCCTATGCTGCCAAGCGTACTTGTTGGCATTGTTGATATGCTAGACGTGTATGCTGGGTTGAACGCTAGTGGTTTAGCCGTTGTTAAGGCCACATTCTTTGGTATTGCCGACGGGAATATGTTCGAAGGCGCACCAGCACCAGTCATGCCGGATAAGTTCCCTAATGTGCTTGTTTGTGCATTTGCCACTGTGGGAGCAATAGCCGTAGGAGTCGCGCCAGCAGCATTAGCCGCAGCGGTTTGCCCCATACTGCTCAAGCCCGCGCCCAAGCCAGCGCCACCATAGGCACCCAGACCCATCATCAAACCTTTGCCCAGACTGCCTGTCATGACGGTACCTGCTGCACCGGTAATTAACGCGGCTTTCATGGCGCTCATCCCCAACCCAGCCGGACCCAAAGCAAGTCCAGCCACCATCGGCAAGATAGACGACAAAAAGCCTGCTTCTGGCAGGCCGGTCTCTGGGTTGATTGTCAGGCTTCCGCCGTGCGCCATCGCCAGTGCTTGCAGGCCACCGACCTCTTTCGGGGTCATGTGGACTAGGATTTTGTCTTCGCCGCGCCCAGCAGACTGCACGTGGTGGGCTAATTGATGGAGGCTCATCGCTACCTCATCCGTAAAAATTTGTCAAAGTTTAGCACTTCAGCACGCTAATTACCCAACTTTCCAGTCGGTTCCGTCAGAATAAACCGGCACTTTTGTGCTGCCCCCTCCAGCCACCGTGGTGCCAAATGTCGATACCGACGAGTCAATAACAAACGCTCTAGCCCCCGCACCGAGAGTGCCAGCGCCGGGTAGTGTTGCTACTGTGAAAACACCGCTCAGACAAAACTGCGCGGCAATATTGTCAACCGTAGCGAAGTACTGGCGGAGGATATTGTTGAGGGTGTCGTGGTACGCACGGTCGTACTGAACTGGCGCAAACGGCAACAGCGGTGTTCTGGTAAGCGCTATGGTTTTTAGGCGTATTGTCATTTATTGCCGTCCGTCTGGTCTGACATCGATACGGGGTACGCCCAACTGCCACTGTGTGCCGAGCGTATCTGAACTAACCTTGAACGCCATCTGCCGCCCACGAATCCTGCTGTACACAATCTCGGTAAATTCCTGCACGGTATAGGTTGTCTGCCCAGCGTAGCTCTGCGCTGACTTAACCGTTGGCGATGGAGATACGCCATACCCAGAGCCGGGATTCTGCCGAGGACGTACCGTAAACTGGACTGCCGGGTTTACCGATGTAGCGCCGCTAGTATTAGAACCATCAAACGTAATGTCGGGGATGATCCGCCACACAAACCCATAGTTATGCCCATCATCAATATCAAAGTCGGATGACTGCACGTACGAATTGATTGGGCTTGGTGGGTTGGTAGTGCCGTCGTCAATCGCCGCCTCGTGGTAGACCATCAGATTGCCGCCTGTAGTTGCAACAGGGAACTGCCGCAACGGGGAATCAAGCCACGCCGTGCGATCTATCGAGCCGTAATACCAAACACGGTCAAGGTAGTTAAAGATGACGTAGCGGTCTATCTCATCAGAATTAGCAGAACAGTAGAACCACCAGACCTCTGAATACCCTTCGTTAGTACCCGCCTGAATTTGGGAAAACTGTTGTCGGTTGATGTCGTTAAAGATATATGTACGCACCGAACATGGCAGCGTCTCAACCCGACCAGAATAGATATAAAACTTGTCCACCCCCATCCAGTACACAACACCAGATGCGGTTGCCATAGCGTTTGGTGAAGCGATTGAAATGTTGTCAGCTAGTAGTGTGATCTGCCAAACCAGCGGTGGGCCAATATATTGCATGGCGTAGATGGCTGCATCCGTCCAGATGTTAATCTCTTGACGCGTTTGCAATGCCCCGATGATCTGTGAACCATGCGATAACCGCTGATCACCTGCTTGGTTGGTAGCTTGTGGCTCCCAAACCGTGTAGCTTTCTTGCGCAGACCAACGAATCTGCATCGGGTCAAGCTCAGTCGTTGCGTAAGTACCGCTCGGGTCGTTACAACCAAAACAAATGACGATCCGTGACTGATCCGATACTAGGATTTCATTGATGAGAGACGGCGTATATGTGCCGGACACAACAGTGCCGCGAGTGCCGTAGGCAGGGGTTGCACCTGAACCCGGTGCCCAGTCATATAAAGAGCCACCACGTGGATTGAACAGCAAAATTTCTCCGAAGTTAGCTTGGCTCCAAAGACGGAGCTGCAAACCAAAACCGGTACTAAACGACGAGCCCCACGTACCACGCGACCACGATCCCGTACCCCAACCGGTACCAATCGTGAAAATTGGAAAGCCAGTATTGATCTGATACGCAGTGTCAGTCGCCGAGCCCCCATTATTTGAATCGGAAGCGTTGGAGAAAACGGTAAAGTAAAGCGCCTGAAGCCCGATGCCTTTGCTAGTTAAAGTAATAGGTGTGCCGCCGCTGGTGAGTGATAGTTGGCAGGTGTTACTAACGACATTAACCAAGTAATACGTAACCGCATAACCCAACCCGCCCGGCGCTCCAGCACCCCCACCAATTACTAGTGCAACAGTATCGCCGTTTGCCATCGTGGTGCCGACTGGCAGTGTGATCCGGGACGTTGCGGTATTTACAGTGAAGTTAAGCCCGGCAACAGAAGTGCCCGCCGCACGGGTAACAATCGTATATACAGTCCCAGATGTGACGGACTGTATTTGGAATTCTTGATTGAGAATGCCCGCAGTTATATTGCCGCCAAGCCCGACTGCGTTTGAGAACGTAATGAAGTCACCAGCCTGCAAGCTCGATGCACTGCTATCAGTAACGGTAATAAACGCAGAAAACGGTGAAGACGTAACCGCTACAAAAGTTGTTGAGTTTAAGTTGGTAACACGAATAGGTGTGATGTCATAAAACACTCCGCCGTTCTCAACATAAAATTTTGCATTCGTACCAACGCCCATCAGGTTAAAGCCTTTGAGCGTTACCCAGTTCCACAATGAGCGGCAGTAACCAAGAAAGGTAGTGTAAGTTTCAACCGCCCAGCCACCTATCTTTTCAGGGAAGCCAGAGCGAAACCGCACCTTGTCGCAGTCATACCAACCACCCTCGTTGGCAAGTGTGGTGCCTTCCCGATTTACACCGGGGCGGAACTGTAGTTTTTGTAATGGCATGGTTGCCTCTTACAGCTTCATGATGAAGGCAAGTGCAAAGTACGGTACAAGGTTAGCGTTAGTGCCAGATGAACCTGTTGTACCAACCGTCGTCGATGCAGTAATACTTGCAAACCCTGTACCTGTATTCGCTGTTTGCCGCGCAAAATTACCGCCGGTATTAATACCCGCATTAGTATTACCTACGTTGTCTACGGTAAATGTATGCGTGTGGCCTGAATCAGTTGCTGTGGTTGTGGCAGTATGGTTATGGCTCACAACAATAGAGTCTTTAGAGCCGCCGGTCTTTGTATTGCCCCCAGTGATGGTAGTAACGGACTGCCCTCCGCTGTCTGCACTCGCGCCAACAATAAAGCGGTCTCGCAAATCAGGTGTTCCACCAGAGCCATTACATAATGCCCAGCCAGAAGGTATAGTGGCAATTGTGCCAGACCACATCATGATCATGCCGGTAACAAACGCATTACCCCATACTGGCGGGTTGCCCGCGCCTTGGGATACTACAACTTGTCCTGCTGTACCAGACGAACTATTAAGAATAAGGTCGTCTTGAAGTGTGGTTGTACCTGTGACGCTTACATTCCCGGTGACACTTGCATTCCCAGTGACGCTTGCGTTGCCACCAATAGAAAGACTGCCTGTGATGTGATTGAGCTGCTCAACGATATTTGTGCCGTCCGAGCGCAAAAGAACTGATTTACCTGCTGGAAC